AATAATCGACGTATGGACTGAAATCATGAACCCCTGATTTTACAACATCCACCATGCCGTCGCCGCCGCATTCCTCGCATAAAAAGGTCATGGTCGCTGTCATTCTCGACATGCCTCCAGATAATTGTCATAGTCGCTGTCGAGCATCGCTTCCGGTTCGCCGGACCAATCGGCCTTGATGACTTTGTCGAAAATATCCTCCGCGGCATCGCTGAACTTAGACTTCGACGAAAATATCACCGTCGCGGACCACGGCTGGTTTGCACACTGCTTACGCGTCACGAGCCGCCAGCCGCCCACTGATCCCACCTCTCCGCTATCCGCGGTAAAGAGATTGCGCTCCGGGTCCCACTGACCCCAGACCGTGCCCCCGTTTGTAGAAAGTATTGCTTTTTGGCCCCATTCACCGCCAAAAACAGCTAGTTTTATGCTGCCGTCGAGCTCATGACAAACGCTGGCGTCAATCCACATTTCCTCTGTACATTTCCAAAGGTCGGTGAATTCGACAGCCTCGCCGTCGATGCGCCACTCACCACTGTCATAGGATAAGATCTCGTTGGCGGCTTCGGCCAACGAAAGGCGCCGGTCGATCACCGTCCCTTCACGGTCAATTACAGTGTATTTTTTCTCGCCCGACTCTTCTTTTGGTGGGGTGGTAATCCAATTGGCGGCATCGGCCAATGTGTCGCGGTCTCCTTGAGACATCTTATACCCGCCCGACGATTTACGCTGATCGCGGATAACGATAAGGCGGTTGGTGAGCTCATGTTTCTGCATCTGGTTCTCGCTTTCTTTGATGTTTAAACGTCTTAGTTTCTAAGACCACTCAATTTCACGATTAACTGTGAGGAGGTTCTCACATCCATCAGAACTTCGTAGCTCTATGTCCTCATACTCCTCCCCTATGCGTATAAATTCATACGCACATGTATTGGATTTGTTGTTTCGATCAAAACGCTCTAACGCATCTTCCATAGCCACTACTCCGGCATAAGTGTCGTACCACTTATATTCTTCCAGATCGCAACAAAGCACCCTGTATCCGTCCCCTGGTGCCAACCACACCGGGTTGTTGGCGGACTCCGTAAAATCAAACTCATCAGGGACATTCTCATCCACCCACAGTTTGAGGGCTGGAAAATCTTTTTCTTCGTGGGTGTAGAAAATTATCTTCACAACACTTCGGTATCCCATTATAAATCCTTCGCTTTCCATCAGTGCCCGCCAATACCTTCATATCCCATGCGGATGGGGGGTGTCAATACTGGTCATGGGATATCACATCTCGCGCCAAGGCGTATCGCCAGCTTGGCGCTTAACATGCAAATTGCGTCGTGAAACTTGTGGTCGAAGTGGTCTCCGCAGAAGTGATGGGCGAATTCGTGCAGCAGCACGGCAAGTTGCTTCTGGAAGTTTTCCTCGCGGAACCACGCAGCTCCATTGTTCGCGTTTATGTCCAGGCATCCTTGCCCATATGCCGCTGTGAAGTTGGAGACCTTTACAAGACGGACGGACAAGTGATGCCCGATCAGCTCCGTATGTAATTCTTTGGCATAGGCGACGAGCCGCGCTTGGTCCACGGTCCACTCAGACTCTGGCACAATAGTCACGGGTTCCGCGTTTGGGTCGTCCGAATATGGTCGAGGAGACGGAGTGACCCGCCCAGCCGGAAGGATCGCCCCGGCGTCTTTGGCATTCGCCCATAGGCCGCTGGTCATGCTACCCCCCGGTACGACTGTGTAACCCTTCGACACCGCGATCTTATTCGCCTCTGGGTCTGACGGATCGTAAGCAACGCGCTTTTCGCCGTAGCGGGAAGTAACAACCCGTTCGACAGCCTCATCGGTTACGCGCTCATCGGCTGCGGCGGAGCTAACCCAATCGTCCGTGGCGTCATCGTCGTCGAGCAGATGCCCGGCCTCATTCAGCACCGCCACGCGGAGCGCCGCCAAATAAGTGGGGGTGACGTTATCGCGGTCCATGTTAAGCGGGATTTTTTGCTGCACGTTGATATGCCACTTGTCTCCGTCCAGCTCGACAACCGGGATGCCCATCTCGTAAATCGTCGCCGTCTCGCCATCGCGTACCTCGAAAAGCTCGACAATGGTCCGGCGCGTCGTGCGCTTCATGTTACCCTCAGCGTCAGAGATGACTGTCGGCAGCGGGATCGTAAACTCACACACCTTATCGTGTGCTGAGAGCTGGAAACATTCGCCTAATATCTCAATCGAGGTCGAGATGCCTGTGGGTGCCAGAAATGTTCGGACGTAATCCGCGAAGGATCGTACCTCATTGGCGCGGAGGTCCATTGTGCCGACGAACGATGACCCCTGTTCCCGGCGCTTGCGTAAAGAGTGCCGCCCGCTTGCGTCGAATCTTACCGCGTGGTTGACCGAAACGATCTCCGCCTTTTTGCAAAGCGACAGGACGAGCTTCTCGCCCAAGTTAAAGCGACCACGCTTAGTCGGATCGGCCTTTTTTTCGGAGGGTTTGAACAGCGTGAACGCATCGGCTATGTCGCGCCATCCGTCCGGGTCATCGTCGATGACCTCGACGCGGTACGCGCTGCCCTTTTCTTTGGCGATCTTGACCGACACGCTGGACACGTTTTGGTCCCACGCGTTCTGAAGTAATTCCGCGATAGCGAAGGTCCGGCTTTTGCCATCGAGAAGTTGGGCGAGCCCAGGCTTGCTGACTTCAAACCAATTATTTTTTGTAGTCATATTTCTTCTTTCTTCTTTAGTCTCCCATCTATGATGGACCATTTAGACCCGGTTGTCAAACCCCCTTGCTTTCCCTGTGTTTTTTGGAGGGTTGACCTTACCAATCATCCCATCTATGATGGACCATCAACAACGATGAAGGATGAAGGATTAATTATTATGACTAATACAGACATCTTCAGCGCCGACTTCGACGACGGGTTCGACGCCACTGTTTCCACGGCCCCCGATAAGCGTGGGGCGTTCGTCGTGAAAGCGCGGTTCGTCGAGCCCTGCCCATCGTGCCACGGCTCAGGTCGCTTTATCTCATTTCGTGGCCGCGACGTCGGACCCTGCTTTAAGTGCAAAGGTAAAGGCGAACTCGTATTCCGGCAGCACAAATCCGTGCGTGTCGCAGCTAAAGCTAAACGCGAAGAACGTAAAATCCGTGACCGCGAAGAAAATATCGAGGCCTTCAAAACCGCGCACCCCGACGTGTGGGCATGGATGGACGGATCGACTTTTGAGTTCGCCGTCAGCCTCCGGCAAGGCATCGAGAAATTCGGTTCACTGACCGATAAGCAGCTCGCTGCGGCAGAGAAATGTGCTGCCAAACTCGCTGGGTTCAAAGCAGCCGATGCCGAGCGCGAAAACAACGCTGTCGAGGTCGATCTGGCAAAGATCAACGAAGCTTTCGCCAATGCGAAGGCCTCCGGCCTCAAGTGGCCGAAAGTGCGTTTCGCGGGCCTTACTATATCGCTTGCAGGAGATCGCTCGCGCTTTCCAGGATCGCTCCAGGTCAAGGCCGATGGCGTCTGGATTGGCCGTATCGTCGAGGGCAAGTTCTCTCGCGGTCGCGATTGCACCGATGACCTCGCACAGCGCGTCGTAGAGACATGTTCCGACCCCAAGGCAGCAGCTACCGCACATGGTGTCGAAACCGGCTCCTGCTCGTGCTGTGGCCGCGAGCTGACGAACACGGTAAGCGTCGAGCTGGGCATCGGCCCGATCTGCGCTAAGAAGTTCGGATGGTGAAAGGACTAATAGAACAAATAGAGAACCATTTCTACCGTCACTATATACTGGCGTTTTCAAAAAAAAGTTTTGAAAATAGAATTATGGACGTAAAAAAGTGTCAAAGTGTGACGAGATTTATTTCATCACGAATCACTGAACAATAACAACATCTTAGAGCTATTTACTCGTTACAACCGTCGTAACACATCGTTACACATTTGGGCTATACGTCACACTTTGTTTTCAACTTTCTAGCCGAAGGCCCGTTTGACGTGGGCTTTTAGCATCGTTAGTTTTGAAAACGCTAGTATATAGGGGCAGCTAATTTGAAGCGCCGGATTGACACCAAAGCGGAAGAGATCGAGGAAACGCATGGTCGAATCCTGACTGTGCGGCAGAAGACATTCGCTCGAAATTATGTGGACGGAACGCATTCAAATGCGGAGTGCGCGAGGGCGGCGGGCTACTCCGACAAAAACGGCGCAGCGAGGTTTCAGGCGGCGAAGCTCTTGAGCAAAGATCGCTTCCCCCACGTTTCCGAATATATCTCAGAATTACGTGAAGAGCGTGAACGGAAATTTGGCGTAACTCTTATGGGTCAGCTCAAACGGCTTCGTGAGTTGTCCGAAGGGGCTGAAGAGAGTAACCAATTTTCCGCCGCCATCAACGCAGAAGTTAAGCGCAGTGCGTTAGGCGGGTTGACGACAGACCGACGTGAAACCTCTCACTTCCACGCTATCGAAAACATGACTAGAGATGAGGTCGAGGACCGGCTTTCTGAGCTTAGGAAATCTCATCCGACAGTTTTCGAGGCTGATTTTAAGGTGATCGATGACGCAAAAACCGGAGGCTCTATTCTGGAAAAACCTTCGCAAGGCAATGCCCCTAAGCTGGAACACGACACGGATTGAAAACCGTTACGGCGGCGGCATTCCTGACGTTCATGTCTGTGCCGAGGGGCACCCGTTCTGGATTGAGCTGAAAACCACCAAGAACAACCGAATAAATCTATCCGCGCACCAAGTTGCTTGGCTTTTTTCCTATTCCCAATCGGGCGGCGTTGGTTTTATCCTTGTTCGGCACCTCGAACACCGTTCGATGTATTTGTTCGACGGGGCCCATGGTCGGGGGTTAGCGGAACACGGTTTTCGGGCCGTTGACCTTGTTTCGGGGCCAAATGGTTCGGGTTTCGGGGAACCGAACACTGTTCGGGCAGATGGTTCGGGGTCGGGGTTAAATGGTTCGGGGCCGTCCGAACACTGTTCGGGGAAACCGAACACCGTTCGGTTAAATGATTCGGGTTCGGGTTCGGGGGTAAATGATTCGGGTTCGGGTTCGGGTTCGGGTTCGGGGATAAAGGTTCCTTGCCGGTGGTCCGGCTCGGATTGGCAGGGGCTGATGGACGCGATGATCCAGACAAAATAGGCCGGACTGTTTAAACAGCCCGGCCCTTGTTTCTAATTGCCGCGTTTATTTTTTGATGGCTACCTCTTTATCATGGTTTTCAGCTCAGCTTTAATCTGGCGCGCTTTTTCGCCGCGCCAGGTAGTCGCATTGCTGAGAAAATAAAGCACAATGCTTTTGCCGCTATCAAAGATAAAATTATCTCGTACGGATGATAGTTCGTGCATCGCTTCGAGATATGGCTTTGCGGCGTAGTTTACTTTGCTCCAATCGTTCTCGATTTCGTTGGCTATTTCAAATAGTGGTCTAGTCATTTCATTCCCTTTCCTGTCGCTGTTGCGTTCCACCTTCTCCCATGTTAGACAGACTAAGTCAATTGCGGGAGGGAAAAAATGCAAAAAAACAGAACTACTAGCGCGATCATTTACGAAGGTCCGTCATTAATCGATGGCGGCCCGATTGTAGTTATTGCAATTGTGTCAAAACGCAATCGCAAAACGGGCGATATGCTTCAAACCTATATCCAGCGCGCGGACGTTCCGCCCGTCGAGGCCTCGCGTTTAGGCCTTGATGCCTCACAATGTGGAGCCTGTCCTTTGCGCGGTATTGCCAACCTTGAAAAAAAGACCGGACAAGCTGATAAACGCGCGTGCTACGTGCTTTTAGGACAAGGCCCGACGGGCGTTTACAAAACGTATAAGGCAGAAAAATACCGCCACGCGGTAGGTCACGCTGATATTGCCGCGCTGGGTGCTGATCGCATGGTCCGAATTGGAACTTACGGCGACGGGGCAGCCGTTCCGTCTTACATTTGGGATTCGCTTCTGTCCGAATCGATAGGGCATACCGCCTATACTCATCAGAGCGCGAATTGCGCGACTAGCTTTGACGGCTCGCGTTATATGGTCTCAGCCGACAGTGAGCAGGCCGCGCGCGCTGCATGGTCCCAAGGATACCGCACGTTTCGCGTTATCGCGTCGGTGAATGAGCTGGCAAGTGAGGAGATCCTCTGCCCAGCGAGCAAAGAAGCGGGGCGGCGTACACAATGCGCGAGCTGTAAGCTTTGTGGGGGCGCGAGCGTCAAAGCTAAGAGCATTGCCATAGTGGCTCATGGCGCGGGCGCTAGGCATTTCGGGGCTTAGGGTTCGGGGCTTTCGGGTTCGGGGCTTTCGGGTTCGGGCCTTGGGGTATTAGGGTATTAGGGTATTAGGGTATTAGGGTATGTAGGCAGTGTAAACATTATATAGGGGACGTTTAAACATCGCCCCTTGCCAAGTTAGGCGGCGTCTTTTTATTTCTTGCTGGCGGTTGATATCCATCATATTCCATGTATGATGTCATCATCGACAACAAGGGAGATGGAAAATGAACTTTTTCAAAGATACGAAAGACTACGCAGACGAGCTACTAGTAGCGAAAGGTGGTGACATTGAGGCCGCTCAGGAGGCTCTGTTCCTCGCCGCGCCCATGCATAAACCAACGCCCAACGCTTTTTGGCGCGCAGTTTTTCTAGACTTAGAAGCATTAAAATAAGAAAGCCTCGCCTAGGCCCTCACTCTATCGGGTGGGGGCCTTAGGGCTTTCGGGCTTCGGGTTCGGGCCTTTCGGGTTCGGGCCTTAGGGCTTTCGGGTTCGGGTTCGGGTTCGGGGCTTTCGGGTTCGGGGCTTTCGGGTTCGGGGCTTTCGGGTTCGGGGTTCGGGCCTATAGGCATTAGGGGTATGGGGTATATGCCTCTAATCAAAATAATTGCGGCTTAGGAATTTTCCAAAAAATGTAGCCACGCCGATGGCAGCAAGCCCAATTCCGTAAATCACAGGCCTAACATCATCCGTTTGCAATCCGTAGACCATAATCTCGGTGCCTATGACTGTGACTAGCGCCGCGGCTATCATCCACAGGTGGCAGCGTTTTTTATGGCGCTGGCTGAGTGTTTTCATGCGAGGTCTCCGTGTTCATTTTCTATCTCCTTCTTGGCAATACTCAATCAGGGTTTTCGCTATTCTCAGCGCCGCACCATATTTAAGATGTCTTCGGCGGTAAAAGCGACAGAAACGTCACTGAAGTTCTTGCTTTCAGCGGAGGGTATCGGATCTTCCAGCCATTTATGAGGGGATCCTCCTGCAATCTTGACGCTATAGCCCAGGCTCTCTTTGATAACTTTGAGATCAAAGGGGCTTAATGTTTTCTTCCCCATAAGCTGAGCAAAAGCCCTAGCTTTTTCGCATGCGGGGTAGACTAACTCGTTACCGTACACGGTTCTGCCTATGACTGTAATTTCAAGTTCTGAGCTCATACTAGTCTCCTCCTCATATGTTTCGCCTTCCCTTAGTTTTTTGCGCCCGTAAAGCGGCTCAGCGGTAAGGAAAAGACCACTGAGCCGCCCGACGGACTGTCTCGTTATGGATGAATGTCGAGAAACATCCCGTTTAAACAGTCCGCCGCCGCGCAGTTTATCAACAACGGGCGCGGTTAGTCGGTTCATTCCTCATCAATTGTAGACCAGTCCGGCTTGCTTTTAGTGGAGGGTATCAGGAACTTCACATGCACGGCACTGGATGACATTGACGAAATGCCGTACTCGGTCGGGCAGGATTCCAGCCAGTCTAAGATCACCACCGTCCAAAACCTTGCAAAAAGTTGCTTAGTTGATAGCTCTAGCGGTTTCAAATCATCAACTTCAATCATCTCGAATTCCTTCCTGTTGTTGATGATCCCTTTATATCCCATGGACGACATCGTGTCAATGGAAAATTAAATCTTTTTATTTCTTGCTGGCGGTTGACACCCATTATCTCCCATGTTATAAGGGACTATCGACAACAGCGGAAGGAATAAATGTATGTCTACATGGATTGATGATTTAAAAAAACGTGATCCCGCATTGGCGGAAGATTACGGTCTTGTCGGGAATTGTCCCAACTGGGCACTCAAAAATATGATCGTAGCTTTGAGCATGCACTATTGGCTTAACACGCCAGAAGAAAATGCGCGTTTGGCAGCGGCTAAGCGTATATTGAGCCGGTAGCGTTTAAACACCCCCCGTCCTGGTCGGTCGGGGGGTTTTCTTTTATTTCCCTGTAAAGCTTGACACCCATTATCTCCCATGTTATAAGGGATGTATCGACAACAGAGGAAGGAATTACAGACCATGCTTACACAAAAAGAAAAGTCAGAATTATTTCAAGGCGCACTTCGTACAGCATCAATTCAATACATAAACGAAGGCAACATGGAAGACGCTCAGAAGATGCTTTCCTTGCTTGAATCCCTTTGCAGGTACTCATCCCCCGATGTTACGGAGGAAAGGGGAGCGCGGCTTTATGATATTCTCGCGGATAGCATCCATCAATATCTTAGCGATACCCCTCACCCCATCGGGTGGGGGGTCTAGGTACTTAGGTCATTTGGGGGTTGTCCCGGTTCGTGGTCGGTGGATGCCGCCCACGTTTTTTCGCGTCCCCTTCTTAGGGAGGAGGAGTGTAGATAGGGTTATAAAAATATAATCATGGTCAGTTTTCATTGGACCACGGTACAACCATCATTTACCATGACCCACCCCTTATGTTTTGAACAGGAATCGGCCACAATTTTTTACACATATAATTTCATTTGAATGTTGAGCGCCCCTGACGAAATTGTCCGTGAGGTTTTCGCTTTGGAGCAGGCGAAGCGGACTCTTTCTATTCGCGAGACTGCCCAAGAAGACTTCATGGTTTTTGCGAAGCATGTGTATGACGGTTTTATTGAGGGTTCACATCACAAGCAGGTTGCGAAGAAGTTTGAGCATTTGGCCGCGAACCGCGGTTCACGGATCATTATCAACATGCCTCCTCGTCATACGAAGAGTGAGTTTGCGAGTTATCTTTTACCGGCTTGGTTAATTGGCAAGAATCCTAAGTTAAAGATCATTCAGACGACGCACACTGCGGAGTTAGCGGTACGGTTTGGCCGCAAGGTCCGTAATCTTATGGCGCTTGACGTATACAAGCAGATTTTTCCTGACGTTGATTTACGGATTGATTCTAAGGCTGCGGGTCGTTGGGAGACGGGCCAGGGCGGCGAGTATTACGCTGCGGGCGTTGGCGGGGCGATCACGGGCCGTGGTGCGGATTTGCTGATTATTGATGACCCTCATTCTGAGCAGGATGCGTTATCCGAGACGGCGATGGAGGGGGCGTATGAGTGGTATACGTCTGGCCCTCGTCAACGGCTACAGCCTGGCGGTTCGATAGTTATTGTCATGACGCGGTGGTCATTGAAGGATTTGACGGGCAAGTTGATCCGCGCTCAGGGTTCGGATTCCATGTCGGACCAGTGGGATTTGGTTGAGTTTCCTGCGATATTACCGAGCGGGAACTTACTTTGGCCGGAGTTTTGGGACAAGGACGAGTTATTACGTGTCAAGGCTTCATTATCTCTTAGCAAGTGGAATGCTCAGTGGCAGCAGAACCCTGTTGCTGAAGAGGGTGCGATTATCAAGAAGGAGTGGTGGAACAAGTGGGAAAAGGATGAAATTCCTCCTGTAACGTACATTATGCAGTCATATGACACGGCATTTTCTAAGAAGGAGACGGCGGATTACTCGGCGATTACGACGTGGGGGATTTTTAAGCCTGTAGAGGGTGGTCCTGACAGCATTATTTTAATGGATGCGAAGCGTGGCCGCTGGGATTTTCCGGGTTTGAAATCCATGGCGATGGAGGAGTACAAGTATTGGGAGCCGGACATGGTATTGATAGAGGCGAAGGCGACGGGGACGCCTCTTACGGATGAGTTACGTTCGATGGGGATACCTGTTGTGAATTACACGCCGTCGCGGGGCAATGACAAGCACACGAGGATGCATTTAGTTGCGCCGATTTTTGAATCCGGCAAGGTTTGGGCTCCTGACAAGCGTTTTTCGGAAGATGTCATTGACGAGTGCGCGGCGTTTCCCAATGGGGATTACGATGATTTTTGCGATTCGATGTCGATGGCTTTAATAAGGTATCGCAAGGGTGGTTTTGTACATCTTGACAGTGACCCAGAAGACGAGGATTCTGTTTCGTATATAGGGTCTCCTAGACAGTATTATTGATATCACAGGATAGTTTTATAATGGCTAGAGAACCAACCTCACTTATTTCCGATTCCATCCCTGCGTCTGGCGATCCGCTTGAGGACGGGGAAGAGGTTATAGTTGAGGAGGCGGTTGATCCTGAAGAGCGAACAGGTCTTGACGAACTTTTTGAGGACGAGGACGGGTCCGTTGTTCTCGGACGCCTTGAGGATCTTGTTCAAGAGCAGGTTGAGTCAGAGCCGGATGCCAATCTTGCGGAGATTATTGACGAACGTGTTTTGATGGACATTTCGTCTGAGCTGCTAGGGTATTACGAGGACGACCGCAGCAGCCGCCAGGAGTGGGAAGATGCGTACACGGATGGTCTTAATCTTTTAGGTGTTAAATACGAGGAGCGGTCGGAGCCTTTTAGGGGTTCCAGCGGTGTTACGCATCCGATTATTGCGGAAGCGGTGACGCAGTTTCAGGCACAGGCATACAAGGAGCTTCTTCCCTCATCTGGTCCTGTAAGGACGCAGGTTGTGGGCGCTGCCACGCCGGAGGTTAAGGCACAGGCGCAGCGCGTTCAAGAATTTATGAATTACCAGATCATGCACCGGATGGATGAGTACGATCCTGAGATGGACCGATTACTTTTCTATTTACCTCTTGCGGGTAGCGCGTTTAAGAAAGTTTATTTTGACGACATGCTGGACAGGGCGGTGTCGAAGTTTGTTCCGGCGGACGATCTTCTTGTTCCGTATAACGCAACGGACCTTCAGAGTGCTTCGCGGATTACGCATGTCATTCGCATGAACACAAACGACATTCGCAAACAGCAGGCGGCTGGTTTTTACAGGGACGTAGAGCTTACGCCGTATCAGCAAGACGACGAGGTTCGTGAAAAAGAACGTAGCCTCATAGGTGTTGAGAAAACATCTTCGGATGATCAGGACTGCACGATCTTGGAAGTTCACACGGACTTGGACATTCCCGGTTTTGAGCATCTTAATCCGATTGATAATGAAGAGACGGGAATTAAGCTTCCGTACATTGTCACGATAGACGAAGGAAGTTCCAAGGTCTTATCGGTACGCCGCAACTGGGTTGAGGGCGACGAGCTTTACCGCAAGGTAGAATATTTTTCGCACTACAAGTTTTTACCGGGTCTAGGGTTTTACGGCTTCGGTCTGTTGCACATGATTGGCGGCTTAGGTCGTTCTGCTACTTCTATTTTAAGACAGCTTATTGACGCGGGCACGTTAGCAAATCTTCCTGCTGGATTTAAGGCAAGAGGAATTCGTATTCGCGATTCGGACGAGCCTTTATCACCGGGAGAGTTCCGCGACATCGATGTTCCTGGTGGGTCATTAAAAGAAAGCATTATGCCTCTCCCCTACAAGGAGCCGAGCCAAACGCTAATGGCGTTACTTGGTTTTGTAGTGGACGCTGGGCGGCGGTTCGCGGCGATTGCGGATATGCAAGTTGGCGACGGAAATCAGAACGCTGCGGTAGGAACAACGGTTGCACTTCTTGAGCGCGGCTCAAAGGTTATGTCTGCGATACACAAGCGTCTTCATTACGCGCAGAAAAAAGAGTTTAAGATGTTGGGGCGTGTGTTCTCCGAATCGCTTCCACCTGTTTACCCGTACAGTGTGTATGGTGCGGAGGCGACTATTAAACAAATGGACTTTGACGAACGCATAGATGTTCTTCCCGTTTCTGATCCTAATATTTTTTCGATGTCGCAACGGTTGGCTTTAGCGCAAACGCAATTGCAACTCGCGCAGGCCAGTCCGCAGATGCATAATATGTATGAGGCTTACCGCAGAATTTACCAGGCAATTGGCGTTCACAACATAGAAGAGTTGTTACCTGCGCCCAAACAGCCGGAGCCTGTTGATCCTAGCATGGAAAATGCCAACTCACTTAGCCAGCTACCGTTGAAGGCGTTTGCCGGGCAGGATCACGATGCTCACATGACGGCGCATATTTTATTTATGAAGACTCCACTTCCTGGTTCGACACCTCCTCTCGCGGCTGTTTTGCAGGCTCATTTATGTGAGCACATTGCTTTAAAGGCCCGTGAGCAAGTACAATCGCAAATGCAAGCGCAGCAGCAACAAGCCATGCAAACGGACCAACTCCCCCTCGGTATAGGAGGGCCCCCCGGAATGAACCAACCGCCTCCGGGAATGGGCCAACCGCCTCCAGGAATGGGCCAACCGCCTCCAGGAATGGGCCAACCGCCTCCAGGAATGGGCCAACCGCCTCCAGGAATGGGCCAACAGATGCCACAACAGAATGATCCAGAAGCTATGGTTGCTGTCTTGATTGCTCAGTACACAGAGGAAGTTATGGCTGCGCTTATGCCGCCGGAAGAAGGACAGGTAGATCCTCTGGTGGAGCTTAGGTCTAAGGAGCTTGATATAAAGGCGGCTGATTTAGAACGTAAAGCTAAAGAATTCTCTGAGAAACTTATGTTTGAGGAGAAAAAAGAGCTTAACAAGGAGGAGATGGCTGCGGAGAAGATAGATTCCCAGGAAGACATTGCCTTACTCCGGGCCGAGGTTAACCGGGAGCGCATACAACGCACTCCCGCGGGGAGAGGAAACTAGGACAATTGGCTAATCTACATAATCATTACTTCAAGGATGGCACCAGACACCATGGGGAGGCCCATGAAATGCCAAACGGGGACACTCATTCCGGGGCAAGACATACGAAAAGCAGTAAAAAGCTTTTTCATTACAGAGAACTTCCCTCCGAAGCGGCAAAGAAAAATGCGAGGAAGAAAACATAATGTTTCACGTGAAACATTACGGATAAAAGGCGGAATTACTGATGAAAAAAAGGTCTGGGGGGATGGTTAAACAGATGTCTAATCAAATGGACATCACTAAGGAGAGGGCGGGTAATCTTATGTCCAAGGCAAAAAAGATGAACTCAAAGGCGAGTTATAAAAAAGGCGGCACGGTTGTTCTTATGAGTTTTGGGGCGCTTGCACCCTACATGGGTATGACGCGGCGCAAAGACGATGATGATAATCGTGAAGAAGAAGACGAGTCGTTAATACAGAGCACAGAGAACCAGGTTCGTGCTCGTCATTTTAATAATAACGATGGAAAGGGGACTTTCTGATGCCTCATGCAATGTCTAAGGCCATAAGAGAGAAGTTTAGTAAGTTTCTAAGCCCTGATCAATCGGCTAATACAATATCTGACGCCGACCTAGAAAAGTTTGGGAAGGCTATAGGTTATGATGATCAATCGGCTAATACAATATCTGACGCCGACATAAAGAAGTTTAAGAACTTATTCGATCAAGGCGGGATGAACATGGGCGGCGTTGTCCATGACGAGCTTGGCTATATGGGCGGTGGGGTGAGCTATTCCCCTCGTGGTCCCATCAAATATTCTAAAGGAGGAGCGGTTAAGGGGAAAAAATTCAAAGGATCTTATTAAATGGCCGATCCAACGACCTTCGCCCATTCCTTGCTAAGGAATATTAGAGGTCGCATAGAATTAACGCAGGACGCTATTCTTCACGGCTCTCCATCTAATATGGAATCGTACAAACTTCTTGTAGGGGAGCTGCGTGGGTTAGAGTTTGCTGAACAAGAGATTAAGGATCTCTTGCAATCTTCGGAGGAAGAATGACACAAACCTTATACGTGCCAGACCATATTGCCGCATCTAAAAAAGCTTCGGCACCATATGTCCCTAAAAATGACAGGGTCCTAGACCCTTCGCTAGTTAGTAAGGCCCTTAAAGAACGCCTCCCTCAACCTACGGGATGGCGTCTTTTAGTTATGCCCTACATGGGCAAGGCCGTTACGCAAGGCGGCGTCCATATTCCTGATGCAGTTGTTGCTAGAGAAGCTTTGGCTACGGTTGTCGCTTATGTTCTCAAGGTCGGCCCTTTGGCTTACCGCGACAGTGCAAAATTTGGGGACGACGAAGACACCACTTGGTGCAAAGAGGGCGATTGGATCTGCATAGGGCGGTACGCTGGCGCTCGTTTTAAAATTGATGGTGGTGAAGTCCGTATAATCAATGATGATGAGGTCATAGCGACTATCGCTGACCCTGATGACATTGCTCATGTGTAGAAATTAACTTTTATAGAAAGAAGAAAGAAACCATGGGGATATACCATGCAAAGTGATCTAGATGAGGCCGCTGTAGATGTTGGTGATGCAGAGGAGTCTCCCACCGACGTTAATGTTTCCGCTGAAGGGGAGAAAGATGTTTCTCCCCCCTCAAGTCCTAATAAGGACGCCCCTTCCGTAGAAGTTGAAGATTCTACAAAAGAGTTAGAGGAATATAGCTCCGGGGTAAAAGGTAGGATTAATGATCTTACCAAGCGGTTTCGTGAAGAAGAGCGGCAGAAGCAAACTGCCATTCAGTTCGCTGAAAATGTTAGAAAAGAGAATGATGACCTAAAGTTTCGGTTAACGAATCTAGATAAGGGTTATATCCAGCAGTTTGAGGGTCGTGTCGACGGCCAGCTTCAGGCGGCGAAAAGAGCTTTAAAAGAAGCCCATGAAAACGGTGACGTTGATCGGATTGTTGAGGCCCAAGAAGTATTGTCCAACATTTCTCTTGAAAAATCTCGGCTGAACGTGGCAAAGAATAACCAACCCCCTCCTCAGCAGGAGGTTCCTCAACAGGCTGCTCCTCAATACGCCCCTGCTAGGGCTCCTGCGCCGCAGCCTCGTCCCGACCCTAGAGCGGAGTCTTGGGCAGGAAAAAACGAGTGGTTTGGTCAAGATGAAGTTATGACATACGCCGCTTTCGGGCTTCACAGAAAATTAATTGAGGATGAGGGGTTTGACCCAACCTCAAATGATTATTATGATGAACTTGACACAAGAATGCGACGAGAATTTCCACATAAATTTCAGTCTAATTCTAGGTCAAACGGGGGGAGAAAAGTCGCGTCGGCTGAATCTTCCAAATCCCGCAATAAAGGTGGACGAAAAACTGTGCGGTTAACGCCCTCCCAGGTTGCTATAGCAAAAAGGCTTAATGTGCCGCTTGAAGAATATGCAAAATATGTGAGGGACTGACCATGAACACTGAGAACACTGAGAACACTGAGAACACAGCTCGCCAAAAGTCTACGAGAACGCTTAAAGCCAACCAAACCCGCGCAGGGCAAGCGCGCAGAGAATCTTGGAAGCCACCGTCCATGTTGGACGCGCCTCCCGCCCCAGAAGGTTATGTACATCGATGGATTAGGGCTGAAGTAATGGGTTTTGATGACCGCAAAAATGTAGCCGCTCGTTCCCGTGAGGGTTGGGAGTTGGTTCGCGGTGAAGAATACCCTGATTTTCAGATCCCCACCGTTGATGATGGCAAACATTCTGGTGTTATTGGTGTAGGAGGACTTCTGCTTGCAAGAATTCCGATTGAGATCGTTGAGGAACGTAGTAAACACTTCCAAAATATGACTCACAATCAAATGGCGGCTGTTGATAACGAGTTAGCTCGTGAGCAACATCCAGCAATGCCGATCAACAAACCTGATCGGCAGTCTCGTGTAACTTTTGGAGGTCCTCAAAACGAGGACTAGGAGATAGGAAATGGCTAATAGTAACGGAAGCTTTGGCCTTCGCCCTCTCAGTAAGATGGGCGGCGGGGCCAACTCCACTGCTACTTCCAACTACTCGTTATATGAAATCGCGAATGGCAATACCGATAAGCTTTATCACGGCGAAGCCGTGATTCCACTTTCCACTGGCTATATTGGCGCTCCTGGCGCTGCGGCTGGCGGCACCGTGGGGCTTTTGGGTGTCTTTCAGGGTTGCGAGTATGTTTCAAGTACCACTGGAAAAACCATCTGGAGTAACTACTGGCCCGGTTCCGGGGCAGATAGTAATCACCCCGTAAAAGCGTATATCAACGATGATCCGATGCAGCTTTATGTTATTGCAACGGATGCTACGTGGACAAGTAAAGCTACGGCTCGCGCCGGAGTCTTTGCTAACGCTAATTTCTCAACTGGCATTACAGGGACGGACGCCACAGGCGTTTCGTTGGGTCGGTTGGCAATCAGCACGATTGCTACCACGGCTGCTCTGCAAATGAGGGTTTTGGGTTGGGTAGATGACCCGGAGAATGCAGATTTTACGGCTGCGGGAATTGGCGCAATTGTTCGGTTGAACAACCACTTTAATAGCAACAACGGCGCTATTGCTGCGGGCACACCTTCAACCACTGGTGTATAGGAGGATTGAAAAATGGCTATTAGTAGAGCCCAACTAGCAAAAGAGCTAGAACCCGGCCTCAACGCCCTTTTCGGCCTTGAGTATGCCAGGTACGACAACGAAGCATCGGAAATCTACGACACTGAAACTTCAGAACGTGCTTTTGAAGAAGAGGTTATGCTTTCCGGTTTTGGTGCGGCCCCAGTTAAAGCTGAGGGTTCGGCCATTTCGTTTGATGACGCGCAAGAGGCGTACACCGCAAGGTATACGCATGAGACTATCGCTCTTGCCTTCTCCATTACGGAAGAAGCAATTGAAGATAATCTCTATGACCGTCTAGCTTCGCGTTATACGAAAGCTCTGGCACGTAGTATGGCTAACACCAAACAGGTTAAGGCCGCAGCTACGTTGAATAATGCTTTTGATAGCACGTTTACTGGCGGTGACGGCAAAGAGCTTTGTGCAACGGATCACCCTCTTGTGAATAATAATGATCTTCGTAACGAGCCAAGCACAGCAGCCGACCTGAACGAAACCAGCCTTGAAAATGCCCTTATCGACATTGCAGCTTTTGTTGATGAGCGCGGCCTCAAGGTTTCGGTTCGTGGCCAAAAGTTGGTTATCCCACCGGCACTTCAATTTGTCGCGGATCGCCTTCTTGAGTCCACTCTTCGTCCAGGGACTGCGGACAATGACATCAACGCTACGCGGAACATGGGTATGCTCCCGCAGGGTTATGTTGTTAATCACTATCTGACGGACACGGATGCATTCTTCGTTAAGACGGATGCACCTCGCGGTTTCGTTCACTTTGAACGTATGCCGATGTCTACGAAGATGGAAGGTGACTTTGATACAGGTAATGTACGGTACAAGGCCCGTGAGCGTTATAGCTTCGGTTACTCGGACCCACGTTGCGTGTATGGGTCTCCTGGAGCGTAAGACAAATAAGAAAAAGGAGGAGAGGAAACTCTCCTCCTACTTTCTGGGAATCATAGCCCTAGCGACTGTCCCAGCAGACGCTTACGAAGACTCTAGGGCACATCTCTCGTAAGGAGGATAGCCAAATGGCTAACACGACCTTTAGCGGTGCCGTCCGTTCAGAAAACGGCTTCAAGGTTATAAATATTGCCGCGACTACCGGGGTAGTCACAGAAACTTCTTCTGTTGCATCTACTGGTATTTTCACCAACAAGTACATTAAGCATGTTGGTTACGCTACGGGCGTTACTGTGAATAGCACTGCTGGCGACAGCCCTGCGATTGGTGAGTTCACGCAACCCGCCAACACCATCATGACTAACATCAAGATTTTCTGTGCGACGGCCCCGGTGATCGGGACGGGCGACATTGGTTACGAAGTTGGGACTTCCAGTTCGGGAGCGCAGATTGTGGCGGCTGTTACCGATCAGATTCTTGATGGTGGCACTACTGTTGTGGTTGGCAATGTGACACTGCCTTCTCTGGTTGCTCAAACTGAGAGCGGAACCACCGCCCCAGCTTCTGTTCAATACACGTCCTCAGCAAGAACCATTTACTGCAACATCACTAATACGGTGGATGCCACCACGGCAGGCTCCTTTACGTTCATTATTGAATACGTGCAGATTGCATAGAGTAGAGTTGGGGGAGCTACTCGCTCTTTCTGAAAGGAGGATATAATGGCGGACGCTGTAACTGCTACCACTGTAGAAGACGGGGTTGCAAAGGCTATTATCTACTGTACAAACACAAGCGACGGGTCCGGGGAGGCTGCCGTTACAAAGGTAGACGTTTCGGCACTTTCGTCTTTGCAAGACGGGACGGCCTGCACAGGGGTTCGTATTGAGAAGATTACGTTCACCAATGTCGGCATGGGTGCCAAAATTCTTTGGGACGCCTCTACTGATGTTATTGCAGCGGAACTCCCAGCGGATTATTCAGATACCTTAGACTATTCCGACATAAGCGGTCTTCCTAATGTCGCGGCCTCTGGCGGCAAGACCGGAGATATCCAGCTTACAACGGTGGGGCATACCAGCGGGGATACTTATTCAATAGTCCTTTACTGTTTGAAAGAATATTAATAGGAGCTTGAGAAATGGCTGAAGATCTAGGACGCAAAAACGAGTTGGAGATCCTGGAGATTCGGGGGGATATAAAGCTGCTGGACCAGAAGCTGGATACTATAAAGAACAACGACTTATCCCACATACAGAAGTCGGTGGACGGTGTTCAGAAGGTTATGTGGGCTGTAGGGTTGATGGTTCTGGGCCACTTGGGAGTTTCTATAAAGACTGCTCTTTGGGGCTAACATGAAAGGTTTCTCATACCATGGCTGTTTCCGGGTCTAAGGACTTTGAACCTAATGTAGCAGACTACGTGGAGGAGGCCTTCGAACGTTGTGGCCTCGAATTCCGTACAGGTTATGACGGAGAAACGGCCCGCCGGTCTATGAACTTTCTGTTCTCAGATTGGGCTAATCGCGGCCTAAACCGCTGGACTATTGACCAAGTCAGCCAGACCGTTGCCTCCGGTATCTCGTCGTATCCCGTAGGGGTTATAACGGCCACTGTAGGGTCTTCTGCGAGCTTGACTCTTGGGGAAACCATAACAGGTGGAACCAGCGCCGTAACTGCATCCATCATAACGAAGCCGAGCGCCACGACGATAACTCTGACCGTACCCTCGGGTACTTTCACGTCGGGGGAGACCATAACAGGTGGAACCAGTTCGGCTAGTACAACGATTAGCGCAAGTCCGAGCCTTGATGATGTTCAGTCTACCATTGATATCTTGTCTGCCGTGGTTCGCCGTAGCGACTCTGATATCTCCATCAGCCGGATTAGCCGGGACGATTATCTAAGCATTCCCACAAAGTCGTCTACGGGAAGGCCTATACAGTTCTATGTAGATCGGCAGATAACACCGGTCGTTAAGGTATGGCTTACCCCTGAGAACAACACGGATATTATAATTTATGACCGCCTTGTCCGGATAGATGATGCGGATGCGTCAGTAAACACCGTCGAGGTCCCCTTCAGGTTCTACCCCTGTCTGGCAGCGGGTCTGGCTTATTATATTTCAATGAAAAGAGCCCCCGATAGGATGCAGTTCCTGAAGGCCGTCTATGAGGAGGAGTTCCTCAGAGCCGCCGAGGAAGATAGAGATCGGGCAAGCTTCAGCGTTGTTCCTTCATATAGTTATCTGAGCGCGACATCATAATGGCACGGTTTGCTTCAAATAAGTATGCCTTGGGCATTTCGGACCGTTCCGGTGCCGCATACCGTTTGAGGGACATGCGGAAAGAGTGGACCGGAATGCTCGTCGGAAAGGACGAATGGGAATCCAAGCAACCTCAGTTGATGGTCTTAAAGACTCCCGCAGACCCGCAGGCACTGCGCAACCCACGACCCGATAGGACGGAACCGGCGGTTACCGTGCTTCTCCCCTTCGACTCTTTTCGTTCTGGAAGTAGTGGATCTGCGGTCATAACAGTCACGGAACCGGGGCACGGAAGAAGCACGGATGATACGGTTCGGTTCCGCGATGTAGACCCCTTCGACGGGTTCTCCTCGGCAACTATCGAAAGTTCTGTTGGATATTCTATAACTAAAGTTGATGATGATAGTTACACGTTTAGCGCCAGCAGTGGAACCGCAACAACGGGTGATGTAGAAGGGGGCGGTGGGGTCTCGTCTGCGGGCCCGGTAACCGTGAGCGCATAAAATGGCTTTTACTTTTACAACATTAAAAACCGCCATTCAGGATTATACGGATAATACGGAGACGACCTTCGTAAACCAGCTACCCCGATTTATCCTGAACGCGGAAGAACGCATCCTGAAAGAGTGCCAGTTAGACGACTTCAGGAAGAATGTGTCGGGTACGGTCACGCAATCGGTGAAGTTCCTGACGAAGCCGACAGACTTCCTGGCCCCTTTCTCCCTGAGTGTTGTGAACAGTTCCAATAACGAGTTCCTTTTGTACAAGCACGTGACCTTCATTCAGGATTACACACCAGACCCGGCCACCACGGGTGTGCCCCGATATTACGGAGATTGGGACGAAGATAGTTTTATCATGGCCCCTACGCCTGACGGCAACTATGCAGCCGAATTGCACTATTTCTACCGCCCCCAGTCCATCACTGCATCTGACGACGGGACGAGTTGGCTTGGTACAAATGCGGAGCTATGCCTCTTATACGGTAGCTTGATGGAAGCCTATACCTTTATGAAAGGTGAGACGGACCTACTGACGCTTTATAACAGCAGATTCCAGGAATCCATCGAATGGCTGAAGAATTTAGGGGAAGGTGAGCAGACTCAGGATCAGTACAGGTACGATGTCGTCAGAAAAGGTGTCCAGTGATAGATAGGGATTTAAACGGTGCGGAGGTCGCCATTGTAGGTCTCGGTGGGACACAGGGCACTTTCACCTCCTCTGCCGCAAACGGCAAGATCTACGACGAGGTTTGGGCTATCAACTCCATGATGGTCCCGATCAAGCATGATCGCGTTTTTATGATGGATCCAGCATCAAGATTCTTGGATACTGAAAATGCGGGTGCCCAGACTGATGCAATGCGGGTAATCTTGGGAGAGCACCCCGGACCAATCTACACCTGCACTCTGGATGAAAGGGTTCCCGGCGCTGTTCTTTATCCTCTCGAAGAAGTGGTTAAGGATACGGGACTTTGCTATTTTAACAACACGGTTCCCTATGCCATAGCTTTCGCTATTTATCACAAGGTCAAGAAGCTCTATCTGTACGGGATCGACTATTCTTATAAGTCGAATCTGGTTATGGCGGAGGCAGGAAGGGCCTGTGCCGAGTTCTGGCTTTCCGCAGCTATTGCACGAGGTATGAAGGTGGAAGTTGCCCACGATTCTACCCTCTTGGACACCAACGTCCCAGAGGCAGAGAAGCTTTACGGGTATCATCGGCTGGATGATCCTCTGGTTTTGTCTATCTCAGAGGGTTCTCTAACGGTGGCAAAGAAGTCCGAAGCCACTCCTCCAGAGCCGACAGATGAGTCTGTCCTGTATGGTAGACACGACAAGGTGGTTTTATTAAAAGAAGCCGTAAATGTTTGATGTAGGTGTTTCACTCTCTGTAGGTGACGTTGAGGTAGTGACAACGAATAACAGGGGTCTTTCGGTGGAAGAAGCCGCTCAAATGGCTGTAAACAAGATACTTTATGTGTCTAAAGACGCTCCGGAGCCTCTTCGTGAACAGGCAATAGCCTTTAAAGATACAGTGCATGAGGTTATAGTCCATTACATGAAATATGCTGTGGACCAGGATAGAGCGACTATTGCCGCCAAGTTAAGGGAAGCTGGTTTCCCCGAACTGGCGAATAATTTAAGGAGCCTTTGAGATGGCAATTACAACAGCGATGTGTACATCATTCAAGGGTGAGCTACTGTCTGCCACCCATGATTTTGATGCCTCTGGTGGAAACAGTTTCAAACTGTCTTTGTATGCCATAGGAAGTGGCGGCAAGAGTTCCACTACGGCAACCTTGGGCGCGGCTACTACAGCTTTCACCACTACGGGGGAAGTTGCGTCTAGTGGCAGCTATGTTACCGGAGGAACCGCATTAACTAATATAAATCCCGCTACTTCAGGGACTACCGGGTACACCGATTTCGCTGACCATAGCTACACAACCGCTACCATTACAGCCAGGGGTGCCTTGATCTATAACGACACGAACGGTGATAAAGCCGTTTGTGCCCTGGATTTTGGCGGAAACAAGACCAGCACTGCTGGCACGTTTACGATAGCGTTTCCTGCCGCCGCCGCTAGTACGGCGATTATCCGGATTGCGTAGGGGGTAATGCTTTGGCAAACATCACAGGCTGGGGAAGGGGCACCTGGAATGAGGGTGCGTGGAACTCCCCTATTGCCGTCGATGTTACGGGCGTTGCGGGTACGGGCGCGGTTGGCACTGTTACAATCACAGGCACAAGCACCCTCACTCTTACGGGCGTTGCGGGTACGGGTGCCATTGGTACGGTCGTTCCCACGGCGGGTGCTAGTGTTACGGTTACGGGTGTCGCGGCCACGGGGAGCGTCGGCACTGTTACAATCACGGGCACCGCAAGCGTCGTTCCTACGGGTGTTGCGGGAACAGGAGCCCTTGGCACTGTTACTATCACCGGCAATGCGCCCAGTGTTGCGGTTACGGGTGTTGAAGGGACAGGAAGTGTTGGCACCGCCACAGTTACGGCAGGTGCGAAGGTCATTCCCACGGGCGTATCGGCCACGGGCGCGACGGGAGAAACAAACGTCTGGGGTATTATTGATGCTTCACAAACACCTAGCTGGTCTGCGGTTGATAACTCACAAACACCTAGCTGGTCTGCGGTTGACGCTTCACAAACCCCTGACTGGACAGATATAGCGGCATAGGAAAAGATCATGGCTTCTACATACACAACCGGCTTCGGTATTGAGAAAATTGGCACTGGCGAACAGGCCGGTGCCTGGGGCACGACTACGAACCATAATGCCGATATTATTGATCGGTTGGCTTCGTATAAGGCTGTGGCTTTGTCTGGGACAACGCATACCCTCACGGTTCGAGAAGCCTCTCCGGGATCCGGAACTGAAAATCTTCAGGACGGCATGTACCGGGTAATTAAGTTTACCGGTGCTCTTGGTGCTAACAATACGGTTACGATAGCGCCGAACACGTCACCGGCTTGGTTCATCATTGAGAATGCGACCACGGATTCCGGTTCAAGCGGGCCTTACTCGGTGATCCTGACACAGGGTTCCGGGGCTAATGTCACGGTTCAGAACGGCAAGAATGCGATCATCTACTGCGACGGGGCGGGTTCCGGGGCAGTGGTTTATGATGCACTGGCGGATATTCAGGTTGGAACCCTTGAAGTTACCGGGGCTGCGGCCATTGACGGCGTTACAACCCACGGCGGGAATGTAGTCTCAGACACTGACAGTACAGATGATCTCGGCACCACAGGCGTCCGATGGGCTAACTTATTTGTGGACGCAATTACCGCGACTGACCAGATTACTGCCACCGGCTTTACCGGCACCTTAGACGGTATACTCGGTTCCGGCACGGCGGCGGCTGCTACCGTCACTACTCTTTCTCATTCTGGGGATATCACTGCGACCAATGCCGCCGGTCCTACCGTCCTGAATGAGGCTGCTACTTCCACAAATCCAACTCTTGTTCCTGATAAAGCAGATGGCGATACGGGCGTTGGTTGGGTATCTGCGAATAAAGGTGCGCTGGTTGCTGCTGGCGCTAATTCTATGTCATGGCACACTGATGGGATAACCATTCACGGGTCTGACAAGAACATCACCGTCGATGCAGGGCAGAGGCTCGACATAGACGCAAGCGGGCTTTATTTGAATGCCACTACGGCTGCGGCAGTAACTGTTGGCGGCATCCTCAGTATCGACGACACCACCGACAGCACGTCAGCCACCAGCGGCAGCATCCACACGGACGGCGGACTCGGGGTCGCTAAAGCTTACGTCGGCACTGGGGCCATGAAGGTATCTACTGGCAGCACCATTATACCCATGAACCCAGTACAATCTGCCAATCATGCTGCCATGTATATCCAACAAACAGGTGGATCGGCGTTCACCGGCAGCAATGGTCTGGGTGCCTTGCATGTCGCGGTTTCGGCTTCAGCGACAGGGACGGCGGCCATTATTGCCAACGCTGGTAACGGTGGTGCGCTCACAATCACCAACGGTGTAATGTCTCAAGACGATACCACCGATAGCACCAGCACCACCAGCGGCTCTATTCACACGGATGGCGGGCTTGGGGTGGCGAAAGATGTGTTTATCGGTGGCGACACTATCATTTCGGTTGGTGGTGAAATCATCATGGGTCGTGCGGCCACCCACGCAGCACCAGCAATAATACAGGTCCATGACGATACCGTATCACAGTATGGGCAGTATATAGGCGGCAATGCTAGTGGTTCCTCATGGATGTGGGGCCGAGACAACACTTCAACCGGTGATTTCGTTCTAGGCGAGTTGGCGAACAGTACTGTCGCAACACCGACCAACAGACTGCGGGTTGCAGCATCTACCGGCGCAGTCACGATGCCCTCGCAACCCGCCTTCCTTGCCTATCCCAACGCTATTGCAAATGTAACGGGCAACGGCACTGTCTATACGGTTGTATGGGCAAATGAAGTGTACGACCAAGGCAGTGACTTTGACGGAACAAGCACCTTCAATGCGCCGGTGACGGGGAGATACACCATTACTGCAATGATTGAAATGACCAACTTGTCAGCCACGACCAACGCCACCCTCAACATCGTTACATCAAACGGTACATGGACAAAAAGGCAGATTGGTACCGCCGCCGAACAAACCACCACCCACGATGTCAGCTTAACCATCAATGCTGACATGGACGCAAGTGACACCTGTACAATCTCCACAGCCTTTACCGGCAATGGTGCAGACACGGCAGACATATCAGCGGGAAGGTTCTCGCAGTTCTCAGCTTGCCTCTTAGCCTAAAGGAAAAAACAATGGCTTTAACTATTACGGTAAACATAAGTGACGACGATAAACTCGCTCTGGATAATGACCTCCTCGACGTTGACGATTGGGTGCAAAAGGCGGTCGTTGGCAAGATCAGCAACTGCAAAAAGCGCATGGCCCAAGAAGCCACACAGGTTCTCAAGGCTGACGCAAGCGTAACAGACATGCCAGCGGATGACGATGGGCTGATCGCTGCTCTGGCAGCACGGGACGATTATAAGAATCGAGCGGAACGGGAAGAAGAATAAAATGGAAATGGAAATAGTAAACATCAACGGCACGGAATACGTGGAGTCGGACCTTAATGAAGAGCAAAGCTACCTGATAAAGCAGCTTCGCTCCTGTAAGGTCAAGACCGCAAATCTGATGTTTGAACTGGATCAGATAAGGATGGCCGAACAGGCATTAACGAACGTATTCCTGATATCAATGAAGACTGCGGAAGATGCTCCTTCCGAAGTAGCAGAAGGATAGAAAAATGACCGCGACATGGAAAGTTTCCTCGTGCGACCGTTCAATGTCACTGGACGGCGAAGCTGATGTTATAACCCGCGTACACTGGGACATAAAGGACGAAGAAATTATCGGAGACGATACCCATCATGGCCGACAGCAGGGGTCGGTCGCTATCGATACCGAAGATTTATCGGACTTTATTGCATACGACGCTGTAACGGAAGCCAATGCAATTGCATGGGCCAAGGCTGCGCTGGGGGCGGATGAGGTCACCCGGTTTGAAGCCGATGTGGCTTCGCAGATTGCGCTATCCAAAGCTCCAGTAACCGGGACGGGAGTTCCTTGGTGAATAGATGATATGCCGCTGACGAAGGTTCAGTTTAGACCCGGAATTAACCGCGAGAGTACTTCTTTCGCGGACCAGCAAGGCTGGTTTGATTCTGATTTGATCCGCTTCCGGAAAGGTCGCCCCGAGAAGATAGGGGGTTGGTCCAGGGTCA